AAGCATGTACATTTTATCAAAACTATTGTAGAGTAAACTATGATAAAGAAACGTTTCAGAGAATTTGTTGGTTCAGGTACGCTTACGATATTCGATATCGATGAGACGCTGTTCCATACATATGCAAAGGTTGCTGTTGTGAAAGATGGCAAGGTTGTTCGAATGCTCGACAACCAAGAGTTCAACACATATAAGCGTAAGAAGGGTGAAACCTACGACTTCGGAGAGTTTGCAAATGCTGAGGTGTTTCGCAAGTCATCGAAGCCAATCACTCGAATGGTTGCGAAAACGAAAGCGATCTTCGCTAACTCTCGTAAGAATCCTCACAGTCGAGTGATTATCTGCACAGCACGAGCTGACTTCGATAACAAGGATATCTTCCTTCAGACATTCAGAGATCATGGTTTACCGATCGATAATATCCATGTCGAACGTGCTGGTAACCTGAAGATCGACTCTTCGGCAGAAGCCAAGAAGATCATCTTTCGCAAGTATATAAATACTAAGAACTACGTAAAGCTTCGGTTGTTTGATGATGCTCCTAGCAATCTTCAGGCATTTCTTTCATTGAAGAAAGAGTTTCCTGATATTACGTTCGAAGCTTTCTTTGTAAATCCTGATGGATCGGTAAAAACAGTACGATGACAACTTTTAAAGATTTCCTTGCCGAAGAGCTCGACGAAAGTAAACTCACTCATCTTGAGCATGCCGAAGATCACGTGATCAATGCTGGTCATGAAGGCTTTTCTCATGCCTATCATAATCTGAAAGATGTGCACGATAAGCTCACAGGTAAGAAGAACGATACCAAGGTAACCATGAAGTATGATGGTTCGCCTTCTGTTGTATTTGGTCGTCATCCACAAACTGGTCGATTCTTCGTGGCATCTAAATCTGCGTTTAATAAGAATCCGAAGATTAACTATACTGAAGAAGACATTCAAAAGAATCATGGTCATGCTCCTGGTTTGGTAGAAAAACTTAGAGCAGCTTTGCAGCATCTTCCGAAGGTCACACCAAAGAAAGGTGTTTTCCAGGGCGATATTATGCATACGCCTAATGATGTGCATGAATCTGACGGGAAAGTGCACTTCACTCCGAATACTATTACATATTCTGCCGCAAAGGCATCAGCACAAGGCAAAGCTGCTTTGAACTCCAAGATCGGTGTTGCTGTTCATACAAAATATAATGGCAACAACCTCGAAGATATGCAAGCCGAGCACGGTGCTGAACTCAATGATTTTGGATTGCACAAAGATGTGCATTTGATTTCTACTGCTCATCGTCTCGATAATATCAAGTATACTCCTCAGAATCGCGAACGCTTTGCAAAGGCGATGTCAGCAGCAGCTGCTGCAAATAAAAAGACAAAGCCTGAAACGTATGAAGCTATCAAAGGCCATGAGATTCCGCTGAAAACTTATATCAATCATACTGTTCGTACCGGTACGAAACCAAATGTAGAAGATTTTATGAATCACTACATGAAGTCGCATCAGAAAAAGATCGAAAGTGTGAAAACAGCAGCATCGAAAGCGGCTAAAACTTCTGCGATGGAATCAGATATTGGCCACGTTCAGCGTAATCGAGCACACTTTCAAAACATATTAAATCAACATAAGGCTTTACAAAAAGCCAAGAATATATTGACAAATACGCTTTCTAGCAATTCGGAATTTGATCATAGCATTAATGGAAAAAAAGCAAAGCCTGAAGGATTTGTTGTAGTTAGACATAATCGTCCTACTAAGTTTGTTGATCGCGCTGAATTCTCGGCAGCTAACTTCAATAGAGGTAAACCAGCATGAAGTCCATTCATATCACACAAGGACGATTCAATCCTGTTCATGCAGGCCACGAAATGGTCGTCAAGCATGTGATGGATGCTGCCAAGAAAGAAGGCGCGGATCATAAGATCTTGACGACGGGATCTCATGATGCCAAGAAGAATCCTCTGACACCTGAACAGAAGGTCAAACATCTTTCTCGTGCCGTAAAAGGTGCACATGTAGAGGCTATGACGAAGGATCATCCGACTCTTCTGCATCAGATGTCGAAGCTACACAAAGCTGGTTACTCGCATGTGACTATGCACGTCGGTTCAGATCGTGTACATGAGTTCCATAATTTGTTACACAAGTATAATGGCGCTGAAGGTAAACACGGTCACTACAACTTCAAGAGCATCAAAGTCAAGTCTGTCGGCGGCGAGCGTAAGGAAGGTGGAGGTGGAATTGAATCTGCTTCTGGTACAGCTATGCGTAAGCACGTTACTGCAGGAGATAAAGAATCATTCCATAAGATGGCACCATCTGGTATGAGCAAAGCACATAAGGATGAACTGTATCACGATGTTCGTAAAGGCATGGGTATTCACGAGTCATTCATTGCAAGATTTAAGAACTGGATTAGTTAATGGCACAATGGAATTCTGCAAATGGCGCGTTTCAAGGTCAAGCAAAAACACTCTTCGAAGTCAATCAATTAGCGACTGCTAATGGGAATATAGTAAGCAATACAAACCCACTTCCAGTTACACTTGGTTCTAATAATATTACTATTACAGGCAATGTTAATGTTGGGACGACAGTAAGTGTCAATAGTACTCCAGAAGATCCAGTACATACACATATTACTGAAGTTGGCAATAGCGGTCTTCTAACAGTTTCGTATATGCCTATTGGCGGTAATGTTTCAATATACAATAGCAACGGTAGCGCAATTACTAATGCTAATCCAATTTCAATTCAAATTATTAAGAACGGATTGCCAGTTAGTGATACTGTGGCGTTACCAACACGTGTTCTTAACGATGAAGCCTTGATTGCATATGCTCGTGGCAAGGCAGTAACTGAAGCGGAAGTATTGAATGCCTATTTGATCGACAAGAGTGGTGCCACAGAAACGTTGGGCGTTACCGCTAATACTATGAGTACTGTATGGGGTGGCACCGGATTGTATCCTTGGACCACATTCACAGGTTCGGGTAATAAAATTTACATTAAGTCTGTTACCAATGATCCAAAGGTTCAAGGCAAGTCTGTAACTATTGAAGGATTAGATAGCAACTACGATATTCTTATAGAAACGGTAACACTGCATGCCAGCAACACCGCGATACCTGTAAGTACTGTTAATAACTTTTATAGAACCAATAAAATGTATTTGACAGGCAATAATACTAATAATCTGCCGCATGACTACAATATTGAACTCACATATGGCAGTAGTAGCGGTACACTTGTCGGCCAAATGAATGCTCCTTGGGGTCGTGGTCAAAACTGCTTCTACACTGTGCCAAGAGGATATGAAGGATTTGTTTTAAGTATCAATGGTAACAGTGGTAAGATGGATGAGATTACCAGTTCGTTGTGGTTCCATCCTTATGGTGGCACATGGACTCTACAGAAAAGTTTCAAGTTTATCTCAGGTACATTCGACCATAACTTCAGAACACCTCTACGTATCTCAGAAAAATCTGATGTTGAGATTCGTGCTTTTGCTCTTGTAGAATCCAGTCGTATCGGTACCGAGTTTCAAATGTTAGTTCTACCAAAGGCATAAGTTATGGCACAGTTTAATAAAGACGCACAAGCATACATTGATGGACGTAGAGTCCTACACGATGTTAACATGATCGCCAACAAGAACGGTGATATTGTCACTGCTGACAATCCCTTTCCGGTTACTGGTATAGTTTATCCCGAGACACATAAACCCGGTCTACACTATTCTTTTAATAATCATGCTATCAATGTGCATAGAGGGTGGACTATTGAATCTGATGCCATGGTCCCTATGATGAGCATACGTTGTAAGGCTAACGTCAGTACTTCGCAGGTCGCTGAGTTAGAAGATTATGAATTAGGAAATAATAACGCCAATGCGAGTACTATTGTGTATGAATGGTGGTTAGGTCCTTTGACATTTGGTGGAGCAGCAGTGCCATCTTTTACATCAGTCGGCACGAGGTTAGAATACAGGTTTTATACTGACTGGTATAGCAGTCAAAACGGCACAACAGTAACTAGTTTTGCCGGATGCACTATGATTCAT